ACGCCTGACGTGCGTAGTGTGGGTGAGCACCGGCAGCCCCTCGCCTCGGGTGATACGGCGGCCCGCGACTCGCTCGCCCCCTACTGCACACGTGCCTACCAGGGCGGCACCACCGCCGACGACGCCCTGACTGCCCAGCCTGCGTTCCTCAAGGATCTGACGGAGATTATTGAGCAGGCCGATCCCATCTCTCCCCTGTTCTCGCGTGGTTCCCTGCCTGCACAGGGCATGACCCTTGAATTTCTGGAGGTCGCCGACAATACAGTGACTGTCAAGCGTCAGGAACACGAAGGCGACGCCCTCCCCGTCGGCAAGGTCACCACGAAGGTCCGCACCGCCCCGATCAATACCTGGGGTGGCGCGAATACCATGTCTTTCCAGGAAATTCAGCGCTCTCGCAGCAGTATGGTGTCTGTGACCGTGCGAGCCATGGCAGTCGCCGCTGGCCGCGCCGCCGCCACAGATTTCCACACCAATTTTGAGGCAGCTGTCAATGCACAGGCTGCAAGCGCGATCGGCATCAACAAGGCCGCAGCCTCGGTCAAGTATGCCGACCTGATCGGCATGCTCCTCGACGCCAACGCCGCCTATCAGGACCTCGGCTACCGCTGTGACGGCCTGATTGTCGACCGTGCGACATGGGCGGCCCTCATGTCCCTGGAGACCAGTCAGGGCGTGCCCCTCATGGCCCTGTCTGGCCATGGTCAGGGCGTTGTCGGTACTATCGCGTCCGACGTGCTTGCGGGCACTCTCGGCAATCTCAGGGTCATCCCTGACCTCAAGGCCACCGCCGCGCGCGGTGACAGGGTTGCGGGCGCTTTCTTCAATAGCGAGGCGCTGCGAGTGTACACGTCTGGCATCGCGCATCTCCAGGATGACAATGTGCTGACCCTCACCCGTGATATGTCGGTGTACTACTACACGGCCGTGGCCAGCGAGCGTCCGCAGCTGATCGTCCCGCTCAAGATTGGCGCCTGACGTGCAGCCCGCGACGCCCGAGCAGATCGACGCGTTCCGCGCCTATCTGCGCTGTACTGGCACCGACCTGGAGCTGACGCCCGTCTACGACGCGGCGCGGCTCTTGGTCGGCCAGTACGTCGGCTCTCGCGATGTCCCGGGGGAAATCTTCGCTCTGGCCGTCCATAAGGTTGGCTCGGAGCTGTGGGCATCCCGGGACGCTGTCGGGGGCATCGTCACCGGCTACACGGACATGGGCAGCGGCCTCCGGCTCGCGCGCGACCCCATGGTCGCTGCGCGCCCCATTCTGGCCCCGTACGTCGGTCTTGGAATCGGGTGACAAGCGTGTTTGACCTGACAAAGATCAGAACCCGGCTTGCGGCCTCCCTGGAGGAGGCCACAGGCCTGCATGTGATCGCCCACGACGTTGACCGGCCAAATCCTCCGGAAATCTCGGTCCTCGCGGGGTCCCCGTGGGTGCAGGCCTCGGAGATGCCCACGTACGGGCAGCCCTGGGACCTGTATCTACAGCTCATCGTCACCGTCCCGCGCGGCAAGCAGTGCGAGATTATTGAGGGCCTGGAAATGGCTGTCTCGCTCATCCTCAGCGCCCTCGCCTACGTGGGCGAATGGACCGTAGACAGCGTCTCCCAGCCATACACGCTGGCTGGCGAGACCTATCAACTCCCTGCCGTGACAGTGAATATTCACGGCCCCATCCGAAACTAAGGAGTGTCAAAAAATGGCCAACGAGAAAGAATCGCCCCGCATTAAGGGGCAAAAGTTGGGGTTCCAGATCAATGGAAAGCCCGTCTGGCCCGATATGTCCGAGGCGGAATTGTCGCCTTCCTCGGATGATTCGTTCGCTACCTTCGGCAGTATTCTTGCTGGGGGCACGCCGATGCAGCTCAAGGTGTCAGGTATCGTCAGCACGGCGGCGACAAGCCTCTGGCGACTGCTCTTCGATAATGTGGGGAAGGAGTTGCCCTTCATTTTCGCGCCAAACGGCAACGACACGCCGACCAACGACCAGCCTCACTACATTGGCCGCGTGACTATCAAGCAGCCTCCCAACCTGCCTGTCAAGATCAACGAAGTCTCCTCGTTCGACCTTGAAATGCCGGTGGTCGAATGGTCGCAGAAGGTCTCCAACGGCTAATGGGCGAAATTGTAGGGGTCCGCGTCCGTGGCCTCAGGAAGGCAATGCGAGCCCTCGAAAAAGCGGGCGCGGACTCCGAACAAATGCGAGATCTCATGCACGAGATTGGCGAAATCGTCGCCGTCCGTGCACGTCAGCTCGCGCCCGTCGGCAAGAGCCGGCGCCTGAAAGCCTCAATCCGCGCGGGCCGCGGCAAGACAAAAGCCGTCGTTCGCGCGGGATATGAGCGCAAAAGTATGCCATATGCGGGCGTCGTCCATTACGGGTGGCCAGCCCGTAATATTCTCCCCGATGAGTTTTTGGCGGACGCCATGGACCAGACTCGCGGTGAGGTCCTAGCTCGCCTAGACACTGGCATAGGTGAGCTGCTAGAACGCAACAATCTAAAGTAAACTGGAAGGAATTGACGTGAATTTCGATTCTTTGAGCATTGGCGAGGTTATCGAGTTGGAAGATATGGCCGGTATCCCGCTCGCACAGATCGGCGATGACAAGCCGGTCGGTAGGGTCCTCCGTGCCCTCGTGTACATCATGATGAAGCGCGCGGGCCGCGAAATGAGCGTCGCTGAAATCGATGCCCTCCCCGTGTCTGAGACGGAAGCCATCTTGGCACCCCTCAAGGAGGACACCCCCCCTATGTGAGGGAGCGCGCACGCGACATGGCGGCCCTCGTAGTCGCCGGCGTGTGCGCCCCTCCAAGGTATGAAACACTCACTCTCCTAGAGAGGGAGGCCCTAATCAACGCCGTCAAGGCCAGTCGCAGATAGAGAGGTGTAGACGTGGGACGACAGTCCGTGATCGTATCAGTTCTGGCTGATACGAAGCGTTTCCGCAGTGGTCTGGGTAACGCCGCGTCGGCCCTCGGTGACCTCGGGGCCAAGTTGGGCACTACCGCCGCCGTCGGCGTCGGGGCACTCGCAGGCCTCGGCGCGGGTGTCGTCGGCCTCGCCGCCAAAAGGGGTATCTCCAGGGCACTCGGTATTGAGGATGCCACAGCCAAGCTCAGGGCACTCGGCATGCAGGGCGAACAGATTCAGCAGACGATGAATGACGCCCTTGCATCTGTCAAGGGCACCGCGTTTGGTCTCGACGCCGCCGCTACCGTCGCGGGCACGGCGGTTGCAGCCCAGATCAAGCCCGGCAAGGATCTACAGCGCTACCTGGGATTGGTGGCTGACACCGCCCAGGTTGCCGGGACGAGTATGGAAGAGATGGGTTCCATCTTCGGTAAAGTGGCAAACAACCAAAAGGTCACCACCGAAGAAATGAACCAATTGGCAGATAGGGGTATCCCTATCTGGAAGTACCTGTCTGAGAGCATGGGTGTCAGCGGTGACGAGTTGCGAAAGATGGTCTCAGACGGCAAGGTCTCCCTGGAAGATTTCCAAGCGGCCATTGAGAAGAACATCTCCGGGGCCGGTCGTATCATGGCGGATACGACAAGTGGTGCGCTGAAAAACCTCAACGCCTCTTTGGGGCGTCTTGGCGCGCTTTTCGCCGCCCCTGCCCTTACTCACGCCAAGACGCTTTTCCAGGAAGCGACAACCGGCGTAGACGGCCTGTCTACAGCTCTCAAGCCAGCCGCTGAAAAGCTTGAAGCGACGTTCGGCCCCAAGATCGAGTCCATGTTGCAGGGGTCTGGACAGCGTTTCGCCGACTTCGCGACGGGCCTCCCTGCCAAGCTCGCGCCGGTGACAAGCGTGATCGGCGGCGCTTTCGAGAACGCGAAGCCGTACGTGAGTCGCACTATCGACGGGATCGGGACCGCTTTCGTCGGCCTCAAGGGTAAAGTGTCAAGCGCATTCGAGTCCGTGGGCGGCGGTGAGGGCATCTTGACATTCCTCACCGGAATCAAGGATCAGGCCGTCGCAGCGATCAGTCCTATCGTGTCAGCCGTCGCACCCGTCGTCGGGCAACTCGTGTCAGCGTTCGCGCCTCTACTGCCTCAGATCGGCGCACTGATCCCGACAGTCATGCAACTGTCAAGTGTCTTCAACCCCGTGAGCCTGATCTTCAAAGCGCTCATGCCCGTGCTCCCGCAGATTGTGCAGCTTGTCGGCCAGATGGGCGTCGCTCTCGCAGACGTCCTCGGGCAGGTCCTACCACAGCTCTCTCCCGCCCTGGAAGGCCTCGCGGGGCTGCTCTCGGGTCTTTTCGCGCAGGTGGCCCCCGTGATCAGCGGCCTACTGACTCAGATTGGCGGCATCGTCACGGGTACGCTGATCCCGGCGATTGGGCAGCTCATGCCGATCCTCACGACGGTGATCCAGGCCGTCGTCGGCATGCTCGCGCCCATGCTGCCCATGATCGGGAATCTCCTAGGGGCCGTCGCGACGGTGATCGGGAGCATCCTCAATGCGCTCGCACCGCTGATCCCGGTGATCATCTCTATCATCGGCACTGTCGTGTCAGCGCTCGCGCCTCTGCTACCGCAGATCGGCATGCTCCTAGCCGCCGTCGGCGATGCAATCGCGGCGCTTCTGGTCGCTCTGTCGCCGCTGATCACGGTGATCGGGCAGATGCTCGGTCCTCTGTTGTCGGTGATCATGGCGGCCCTGACGCCGATTATCGATATCGTCGTGATGATTGCCAGTGTCCTAGCGTCGGTGCTCACCGTCGCGATCCAGGCGATTGTCCCCATCGTCGCGTCAGTCATTGAGATCATGACGTCAGGTATGGCGCTCGTGATGAGCGTCGTCGGCCCCGCGATCACCTGGATTGCGCAGCTCATTACGAGCTGTTTCCAGGCGATCTACAGTGTGACGATGTCCGTGTGGAACGCGTTGGTCAGTATCATCTCTGGTGCGATCAGCGCCACGATTGGCACGATCAGTGGGTGGGTATCGTCTGCCATGGCCTACGTGCGTAGCCTCGGCTCCGGTATCTCGTCGACGATTAGCGGCGCGATGGGGTCCATGACCTCGGCGATCAGCGGTGGTGTCAACACGGCGGTGTCGTGGATTAGTAGCCTGCCCGGCAAGGCCAAGTCTGCGCTTGGCAATCTTGGCAATACGCTGTGGAATGCAGGCAAGAGCTTGATTGATGGGTTTGTCAGTGGCATCAAGTCTGCGTTCGGGTCTGTGCAGTCTGCGCTCGGTGGGCTGACGAACATGCTGCCCGCGTGGAAGGGCCCGGAGGACCTTGACAAGGTCCTCTTGGTCCCTGCGGGCCGTATGGTGATCGGCGGTTTCGTGCGCGGCCTGGAGTCCCAGTACCCCCGTGTCCGGGCCTCCCTGACTGGCCTCACCCGTGATATCGCGCGCATGGACGTGCTCTCCCCGGCATCTGACCTCGCAGTGGCGGGCGGGCCTGCCGTCGTTAATCAATACACGATCAACGTCACGGCGGACATGCTGACGCCGTCCGTGGAGGCAGGTCGTACGATTGCTGACGCGCTTGAGCAATATGTCAAGGTGAATGGACGATGACGGTTCTCTACCCTCTATCCCCGATCCGTTTGACAGAGTTCACGCACTACGCGTCCGTCACCTTCCATAACGGCGGATGGGCGTACGTTGCAGGGGCCGATAATCTATGCTCGTTCACGCTTGACAATCTCAAGCCCGGCTTGCCCCTGCGGTACTCCATCACAGTGGAGACCGATAGTGACACGTGGATGGTGCTGCGTGCCGGGCGATCTGCCAGCACGGGCGGCGGGCGCACGCATCTACTCCAGGGCACGATGACCTCGGGCACGACGCTGCCCGTCGACCTCTCGGGCGCACGATCGGGACTGATCCGGGCGAATTTCTGGTACATCCTGGACGATGAGGTAGGCCTACGTCCCGCTGACCGGCTCTCCCTCCAGGCCTACTTTCCTGTACAGGACACCAGCGCGCTCCGGTGGAACGTCAGCCGGTGGGGGTCGCAGCGGTGGAACGGCCCCCGCGCAGGGATTGTCTTCGCTTGGGATTTTGCGGCCTGGAACACCGTCCCGTGGGAGGGTGTCAGTCGTGAGGTGGAGGCGTGGCAGGATATCACTAGCCCCTGCACTCAGATCGACGTGACCCGAGGTGTCAAGTCCGAGGGCCCCGCCTACCTCGCTCAGGTCGGGACCCTGACGGCGACGGCGATCAACGCTCTCGCGCCACGTGAGACGGGCATGCGTCAGGGGACGCCCGTGCGCCTCGTGCACTGGCCTACCCGCGCCGTGATGTTTACAGGCACGGTCACGGACCTGGAGTGCATGCCCTCCAAGCCGGGCGGTGCGATCCGCTACAAGACCGTCATCACGGCCTCGGACGTTGTCGCCCAGCTCGCGTCGACGATGCGTTACGGCGCCCGCGGGGCGGGCGCGCTCGGCATGGAGCTGTGGAGCGAACGTCTGGCGCGCCTCATGGCGGGGCGTCCCTATCTACTCAATTACGCCGCGCCGCGCGCGCCCGTCAAGAATCCATGGGTCCCAGGCGTCGTGTGGGAGACCAACCTCGCCAAGCACCTGGACGGTCTCTGCTGTTCAGTGCGTGGGGCTTGGCATGTCACGCGCAACGGCACAGTCAATGTGTACTCGGAATTGGGCAATACGCCGTCCATGACCTTCACCGACGACGCCGACCTGTCAAGAGAATCGGTGCCACCTGTCATGTGGTATACGGACCTTGACGGCGGGTGGCGTGCGACGGACGTTGTCGCTCGTGTGACGCTCGAAAATCACGCCTGTAAAGTCGAGAATGGGGAGTGGAGGGCTGACGATACGACGGTCTCGCACGACAGCGTGACAGGCTCCGAGGTGTGGGGAGGCACAGAGATACGTGTCCCGACGACTCGGCTCGTGGCTGATCTGCCTGCGCTGGCGGCCGAGTACATCACGAAGCGCGCCCGCGATTGGGTCCCGTCGTCGCTCACGCTCCGGCCTCACACGGCGCTTGACATCCTGCGGTGCGTCGATATGGAAAGCCTACGAGCGGTGACCGTAGAGTACAATGGGGATAGCCACCCTGCGCGCATCACGCGCGTGATACACCGGCTCACCCCTACAGAGTGGGTGACCAAGCTCAATTTCGCACCTCGATAGGAGGCAAGTGTGAAGACATTCGTGCCGGGCGAAATCGCCCGCGCAGAAGACGTAAATTCCAACTTTGCCGAAGTGAAGGCACTCGCTGACAAGTGCTTGACCAGCATCCAGTCCGGCTCTTTCGCTACCGGCTCGTACGCCCCCGGTGAGACCTATGAGGGCGCCGTGACGTTCCCCCGCGCTTTCAGCGCCGTACCGAACGTCGTGATGAGCATTGCGTCGCAGCGCCTTCGCGTGGCGGTGTACGAAGTGACACAGACTGGGTTTAAGTACTACATGTGGAACGATACATCTGGTCAGTCCGGCGGCGAAAACCGCGCACGCTGGATCGCAACAACGCTCTAGGGAGGAGATGTCACGTGGGAGAGTTCACACCGGCCCACTACATCGCACAGCGTGACACGCCGTGCAGAGTCATGGTCATCCATACCATGGAGGCCCCCGAGGGGCCTCAAACCGCTGAAAATGTCGCGAGGTACTTCGCGAGCGGTCAAGTGGTTGCGTCGGCGCATATGTGCGTCGACCAGGACTCAGTCGTATACTGCCTGCCCAGCTCGGCTGTGGCTTTCGCGGCCCCCGGCTGCAATCACGATGGCTATCAGGTGGAGCATGCCGGGTACGCCCGGCAGTCCCCTGAGGAGTGGGGAGACGCTGCGTCCGTCGCCATGCTTCAGCTGTCCGCACAGGCCACGCGCGAAATCGCCGACAGCCTCGGTATCCCCCTCCGTCATCTGACGGACGAGGAGCTGGCAAATGGTGAAAGCGGCTTCGTGGGCCATGATCAGGTCAGTCGCGTCTACAAGCGGTCTGACCATACAGACCCGGGTCCGTCTTTCCCCTGGTCCTACTATATGGGCCTCGTGAACGGCGAGTCTACGCAGCTCGCAATCGACACCACAGAAGGAGAAAATGACATGCAGTTTGTCCGATCAAAGCAAACCAATACGATCTACGCGGTTACGCCTTACACCGTCACGGCCATGACCTCGGCGAAGACCTGGCAGGACACTGTCAAGGCCCTCGCGCTTGACGAAGAGTACACAGTCTCTTTGGATGACGGCGATATCGCCGCCATTGCCGCCGACTGCGCAGCGCGTCGTCAGATCCTCGTCTCCGAGATCGTCGCCGCGTTCAAGGCGGGTGAGTGACATGGACACCACCACTTCGCTTGCCTTCGCAGGCGCTCTCGCACCGCTCCTCATCGCAGCCGTCAATCGCTCTGGCTGGTCAGCTACCGCGAAGCGGTGGGTAGCGATCTCCGTGTCGGTGACGCTGACGGGCCTCGTGTGGGCGCTCACCCGGTATCCCGAGTCTATCTCGGCGATCCTCGGCGAGCTTGGCGGCGTCATCGCCGCAGCCCAGGTTGCGTATGCGACACTCAAGCCAACCGGTCTGATCGATTGGATCGAGGAGCGGACTGAGTGATGTACGACGCGACACACCCCCTGGTCGCCGTCATGGCGACCCCCGAGGTTGTGGCCGCGCTGGCAGCACTCGGAATCGCTATTTGCGGTTTCATTACCCTGCAGCTCAAGGCACTGTCCGCTCGGCTACGTCAGCGGATCGACGCCGTACACGAGTCAGCAGAGGCGGCCCGGTCCCAGGTGGAGAATCACCACGGCAGCAACCTCCGGGATGACGTCGACCAGCTCGCGCGGCAGGTCCGTGAGGGCATGGCTGCCATACAGGCCTCTCAGAATCGCGCCGACGCTCGTGCGGAGCGTGAGCACGATGAGCGCGTGAGCGAGATCAGGCTGCTCCGTGAGGACCTGGGCAGGATCCGTGAGGACCTGTCTGCACAGCGTGACGTTCTGGACGACTGCCCACGTCACTGAACACACAAGGAGGCCCCCTACCTGATTCGGTAGGGGGCCTTCCGTTTATGCCATCGCGCGCGCCGCGATGAGGCAATTATATTCTACAGGCCGGGCCACTGCTAGCACCCCCGCGACCTGATTGGCAGTGGCACCGCCGCAGGTCACGCACGTCGCATGTGCGATCTCGCACAGGTCCCGGCGCGTGATGCCCGGGGGCACTGTCTCCAGGCGCGGCGCGCGGCGCATCACGATCCGGGGCGGGATTTCCTTGTCGCTCTGACGCTTGTGTGAGAGGATTTCCCGCGCCAGCTCGTCGGGGGACTCGCATACCCCTTCGAGCCAGGCGGCTAGGGGCATGCGATCCATTTTCTCAGGGAGAATGACGATGTCGCCTGTCTCAGTGTCTTCAAGATACGCGACTGAGGGGCGCTTGCCGGGGCGCTTCCGTGGCCGCTCCCGCATCCACCGCTCAATCGTCTCCGGGTACCAGCCCCACGTATCAACCCCACCCTCCTGGACGATACCGTCGGGCGCGGGGAGTACACCGCGCGATCGGTAGGCCATGACCGTGTTGTGTGCGAGTCCCGTGATGAGTGAGAATCCCGCGGTGCCGAGGTAAACGTTAGTCATTTCACATATCCTTTTCTGTGATGTAGTGGCGTGGTGGCCCCGCCTTGATGACGGGGCCGCGTTCAGTGGATCAGACGAAATCAGTGGTCGGCAAAAGTGTAAAGGCCCCCTTGCTGCGCTTCCGCATAGCGTGCCACAGCGGCCAATTAGGCGTGCGGTACTGGCGGATGCCCCGCACAACGCGCGTGATTGCGACCTTTTCCGGCTGCTTCAGGTCGGCGGTGGTCACTCTGATCATGCCTGTCTGACCGGGCCAAGCGAGGACAATCGTGCCGTCCCAGCGGGTGAGCATGTAGCCGGTGCCAGAACTGTCAAGCACGATTCGCAGCCCCGCGCCAACATTGAAGCCCGGTTCAATGCCGCCCTCGAAGTTCATGAGCTTGCGGACCTTGTCGCTAATGATGTGCATTTCACTATTCCTTTCGTGTGGCCCCGGGGGCTTGCGCCCCCGGGGTATTGGGTTGGTCAGTTGTCTCCGAGGACGTCGGCCACGACGGCCCAGAAGTCATCGCCGTTGGCAGTGGGGTCGAACGCCTGCGTCGTGGGGTTGTAAGCGTAGGTGCGGTCGGCGATCGCCTCAATCTCGACCTCGCTAACTCCAATGCCCAGGATGTCGCGAATCTCGTTGTAAACGTCGGAGATGTTGGTCAGCATGTCAGTTTCCTTTCAGTTTCGGAGGGAGCCCTTCTCCCTTGCCGATGACTCAAGTATATACACCCCCATACTCTAATGCAAGGGGTATTGAAGAGATGCGCATCACAAACGCGCGCGTAAGACCGCGCCCTCCAGACGGAGCCTGAACGCTCTCAGCACTCCCAGATCGGCGCCCGGTCCGCTACATCCCGTCTCAGCCGCTAGGCGATCGACCTCATCACGGCCACCCGGCATCTCGTACAGCTCGCACACCAGCGCGTCAATCGCAGCCACGGTCTCGCGTCGCTCGACCTCATCCCTCTCCGGAGCGACGTGGGGCGTCACCTCGGGCACGTCCTCGACGGTGATCAGCGCGTCACCAGCGACCTCAGGGGCCTCTACCGGCTCCACGTCGTCAGACGGGCGGCGGAAGCGCAGGCCGCGCAGGCCAGCCACGCGGCCACCGGTCGGCGTCGCCGGGCCGCCCCCGATACCGTCACTGTAAAGACTCATTCCGCTGGTGCGCAGCTTGCCGTCCGTCATGTCAGCGAACAGGCGGTGCGAGACCGTGCGATTCTTGAATGTGGCCTTATTCCAGGCTTTTCCGCCGTTCTCACGCTGCCAGTCGGCGAACGCGGCGTACAAATGAGTCCACGGGATCATTGCATCTTCGTCGGCGACAAGCATATCTGTAAAGAAGCCAGCCAGCGTATCGATATTGCCCAGCCATGAATCTTTGGCGCCCTGCATGCCCTCGGTCGCAGGGAGGACGTGCTGGCCAGCTGCAAAATAGGCGCGCGCGCCGTCGACCGCCCACGCGAGAATCGCGGCCTGCGCTTCGCGGGTCTCTAGCGCCCGCAAAAGGCCCGCGTCAGCCAGCTTGTCACCCCGGCGCACCGGGTTCGGCACGTAGCGGTACCGGAATGGCAAAACCGCCAGTCGACGCACCACCGCGTCAGTGCCCTCATCCAAGCGAGGCATGACATTCGCGCTCACCATGAGCGAGTGCGTGGCCTTGAACTCGAACTCATCCCGGAACTTGAATTCACCCTTGACAGTCGGCGTCGACGACAGCTGCTTGACGGCGTTGCCGTTGAGTACCCCGTCGGGCAGCTCTTCCACGTAGCAGAGGCGCACACCGCGCAGTGCGGCGGCGGCCCTGAGTAGATCTTTGCCGCCGTCCGGCGTCAGTAGGGCGTGAGCGCCCATATGGGCGTATCCGCCGAAAGCACGGGCCACGCCAGTCATGATCACGGACTTGCCGTTGGAGCCGCCTCCGGTGAGGATCGGCGTCGCCGCGCCGTTATCGTCCGGCTGGTAGCCGGTGAGTCCGCAGCCGATCCACCGCTGCAACCAAGCCCGCTCCGTAATGTCAAGGGCCTGCAAGGCCCTGGTCCATGCCTCATGTGTCGCGCCGGGCACGTAGGGGGCCGCCGTACACTGCATCATCCGATACTGAGCCCCGTGTGGCCGCAGCTCGCCGGTGCGCAGGTCGACGACGCCGGTCGGCGTGCACAGCAGATCGGGGTCGGCGTCGAATCCGGAGGCCGGGACACTCACCATGATGGGCAGATGAGCGAGGATAGAGCGTGCCGCGCTCACGTGCCGCAGCTTTGCGACACGCTTGGTCAGGTCGGCGTCGCCGGTCAGTACCGCGCCGCGATACCACGCGAGGATCACGTCAGCGACAGCATTCAGGGCCGCGCTCTCGTGTACGACCTCCCACACGCCGTGGTCCGGCGTGTAGGTGAGCCAGCCCAGTCCCTCGACGTACGCGAGGCGATCGCGCAGGGCGGCTGCGGCACGCTTAGCCTGCGTATACGTGTCGTCGGTGTGCCCGGCCAGCCACCCCGCGTCAGCAGCCTCGCCAGCATCACCACCCATTGTCTTTGCCAGCTCTGCACGCACGGCCTCATCCTCGGCTGCGCGCGTCGCCATGGCCTGCATGGACGCCCGCTCACGCGGCGGGACGCTCGTATCATCGCCCTCACCATACAGGTGCACAGCGCACAGCTCGAACGCACTCAGGGCGCGGATGCTGCCGTTTCCGTCGACGAAATGCGCCGGGTCGGAATTTGCATGCTCAGAAATACACAGATCTTCGCGATCCTCGACCAGCCGCAGGCCGCCCTCCGTGTGGGACCCGTACAGCGTCCATCGTCCGTCTCGGCATGGCTCGTAGGGGAGATCGTAGGACTCGATAGCGTCCTCAATCGTGTAGACGCGGTTGAACGCGCCCTGGATTCCGAGGTCGTTCAGGGGCTTGCGGCGCTTGTCGCGCTTGGCGATGTTGCCCTTAGACGTGCGCTTCTGGGGGGCGGGTGCGTGCGTTTTCAGCCATTCGAGGCCGTCCATGAGCGGCCCGTCAGTCCGTACGGCCCAGTACTCGCCGCCCGCGGGCTTGGCGGGCATGTACATGGCACGCTCAGCCTGCGCGCAGGACTCATCCCACGTGACCATGCTGAGGTGGGCCATGAGGGCCCGGCACAGGCTCACGTAATCGCCGGGGACGACAGGGGAGGCTAGGGGGATGACGACGCGCACCCGAGGCGCGTCGGGCGTCGACGAGTAGGTGGAGTGCACGACGGACAGGACTCCGAGGCCTCGCACACCCTCGCACAGGGCCTCGATACCGGCCTGATCGGCATCGTCGCAGTCCAGGACGACAGCGCAGCGGTCAACGACATTGCCCTTGCCGCGGGGCCTGTCGTAGTCCAAGAGGCGGCCGGCGATGTAGTTCGGGCCATCCTTCGAGGGCTGTTCTCGGACGCTGGCCGGGGCGAACGCGGCCAGGAAGGCGTCAAGAGGGAGGTCGCGCGCCTGCATCTTCGCAACGCGGATTGAGGGGGACCAAGAGATGATCATGATAGAAGCTCCTATCTAGAAAAAGCAATGGTAGGTAAAGAATACAGAAGATCCCCGACTCTTGCAAGCCGGGGATCTCTGTACCATTGCCAATCACCGAAAGGAACTCCGTGATGCACACAGTATAGGCACACGACTCACAGGCTGTCAAGAGGAGGGACGACACCCACCTCAGGGTACCACCGGGCACCCTAGCTGAGGTGAGGGCACGCACCCATATATAGGGCGCACGCTTCACCATCCTATGCCCGGCCTGCCCCACTGGCTTTACACTCACCCTCTTCAGACCGGTACCAGGCGGTACCACTTTTGGTACCACCCGGCTCCAGAGGCCTCCAGAGAGGGGTGAGAACTGATTGAACTGATCGAAAATTCCGATCAGTTCCTACAAGCCAAAGCGGGGGGAAGACCCAAAAAGTGGTACCTGGTACCAAGTGGTACCAAAAGTTGGTACCAGGTTTTTCGTTGGGATCGCAACGAAAAGTCTACCCTGGTACCACTGGTACCATTTCTACATTAATTAGTTCTAAAAAACTAGAGAACTGAGAACTGATAGTGCGCACTCAGTTCTCAGTTCGTCTTAGGGGAAGGTTGTTGAAACATGGTACCGGGACCATCAACACAGGTACCAGACCAGCTTGACACCTGAGGCTGGTACACTAGAGACATGGGATGGAGCGGAGCCAAGGTCAGACGCCTGCTATGGCAGGCAGCAGCCACATGGGGTACACGCTGCGCGATCTGTGGCCAGCCCGTAGACATGAGCCTCCGATACCCCGACCCTCTGAGCCCCACTGTGGAGCACGTCATACCCCGCTCCAAGGGCGGCACGGACCAGATCAGCAATCTCCGTGTCGCACACCACACATGCAACGTCCGGAAAGGAAACGGGCCAAAAAAGGCCGAATTGCGACCTGTCCGCATTTTGGGACTTTTTTAAGCCCTCTCAGCCCCCGAAACCCCGCCCCCACCTGCCTTCTCCCCCCGGGATCAGGTAAAACGGGCTAGAAAAAGAGCGAACCGTGAGAAAAAATCAAGGATTATTCGAGATCGGACCAGATGGGCCTGGTCCCGTAGAACTCAGTACGAAAAAGACGATTGAGGAGCTGTCCGAGGCCGGTTTGCTCACTGGAAAATATCTCGCGATGGCTGCCGTTCTCGAATCTGCGGCCGTGGCGCTCGATAGGGGCCTCACCGCGCCCAAGGTCAGCGTGGCCACGACTACGATCATGAAGACGTTGGTAGAGACCCTGGATGAGTTGCCGGAGCCGCTCACCGGGCAGGATCCCTACTATGACGCGTTGGATGCGACGCTCCACGCCCTGACGGAGGAGGCCCTACGTGACCGCCGTAGCTAAATACGCGACACAGCGGAATCCCGCGCGGCCGACGTTCGGTAATCGCGTCGCTCACGTCGCTGCCGAGGTGATGGGGACGCCGCTCATGCCGTGGCAGCGTCAGGTCGCCGACGTGGCGATGGAGCTGAGCCTGGATATCCCTGGGGAGTGGCAGTACACGACGGTGATCGTCTCTGTGCCCCGTCAGTCGGGTAAAACCGCGCTCATGCGCGCCGTCGCCGCCGATCGCATACTGGCCTACCGCGACCATATTGTGCAGATGACTGCACAAACAGGAAAAGATGCCCGCAAGCGCTGGGATCAAATCTGTAAAGCTTTGGACACTGACGCTCACCCGACCCAGTTTGAGCGTTACGCGTCCAAGGGGAGCGAGCGCTTGACCTACCGTCGCACGGGGTCCCAGCTCATGCCGTTCGCGCCCACACCCAAGAGTATTCACGGCGATAGCCTCAATTTGGTCATGATCGATGAGGCCTGGGCATTCGACGAGGAAAGCGGCGACGCTCTTATCGCGGCGGTGAATCCTACGTTCGCCACGGTGCTTGACAATCAACTTTGGATTGTCTCGACCAAGGGCACTGCCAAGTCTGCCTATCTCAATCGCCTCATTGCTCAGGGTCGCGCCGCAGTCAATGACCCGCACAGTCGCACTGCCTATTTCGAGTGGTCGGCGGATCCGGAGCTGGCAGCCCAGGACCCGTATGGTAGGGAGACGCTGGCTTTCCATCCGGCGATTGGGCATACCCAGTCCTACGACAAAATCCTGACGCTCGGGCGGGATGAGCCGCTGACGACGTGGAAGCGCAGCTACCTCAATCTGGAGGACATGAGCGGGGCTGAGTCGGCGATTGACCTCGCCGTCTGGGACTCTCTGGCGGATCCGGATAGTGTGGCGTGGCCAGCTCCGTCCCGGGTGATCCTCGGGATCGACGCTGCCATAGATGGATCGGCCGCCACGATCTGCGGTGCCTACAGGGACGGCGACGACGTCGTCATGGGCGTGGTGGAGACGAGGCCGGGGACGGCGTGGCTCTCGGGCGCTGTCATGCGCGCCTATGAGGCCGGGTACACCTCTATCTATGCCGACGCTGTCGGACCTACCGGCACCATCGTCGATGACCTGGACGACGCGGGCATTCCCGTCGTGCGTCTGTCTACTCGTGAGTACGCGTCTGCGTGCCAGTGGCTCCAGGACAGGTCTCGCGCGGGTACGATCCGCCACGACGGCGACGAGCAGGTGCGGTCGGCCCTGGAGTCGGCGACGGTGACGGCCATGGCTGGCGCGCTCGTTTTCAACGCCCGCCGGTCCCCTGTGCCGATCGACAGCCTGCGCGCCCTGACCATTGCCGGGTACCAGGCGGGACGCCGGTCGGGCCGTCTCCAGTTGTTCTAGGCATGTGGTATAATGGCTCCATGGGTTGGACACTATTCGGATGGTTGAAGCGGGGGCGGGCCGATAGCGGCCTGTCCCCCGCCGTCCTACCCCCGTCACGCGACAGTATCGTCGCATCCCGCGACATCGTCGGACTCGATGGCGTCTACCGCGCCCTGTCCTACATCCAGACGCTCGCAGGCCAGCTCTCAATCGACGTGTGGCGCGGCTCCGAGCAGATCAGTTCTCCCCTCGTAGACCGACCTGATCCGTGGGCGTCGCAGCGCGCCTGGATCGTCGAAACCGTCGCCGCCCTCGCTCTGCATGGCAACGCTTTCTGGAAGGTCCGCCGCGATGAGCGCGGCGGCATCGTCAGCCTCGAAACGCTCGACCCGACCCGGGTCGGCGTCACTCTGGATGCGTGGCGTCACCCCCATTACGCCGTAGACGGTGTAGAGGTCGACCGTCGCGACATCGTGCACCTCCGATACCTCGTGCAGCCGGGCGATCCTGTGGGCCTCGGGCCTATCCAGGCCGCCCGCCGCGGCCTGGAGGGCATGGTGCGTCTCGGGCAGTACGCTGACGCGCTCTTTACGCGCGGTGGCGTCCCGTCCGGCATCCTCAGCACGGACGAGCCGATCACTGCTGAGATGGCTGAGGAGGCCTCCAGGGAGTGGGACCGCAAGCAGAAGGCGGGCAAGACCGCTGTCCTCGGGCGGGGCCTCACTTACCAGCCCGTGGGCGTCAAGCCGGCTGATCTCCAGTGGCTCGATAGCCAGAAATGGTCCGTCGTGCGCATCGCGCGACTTTTTGGGATCCCGCCCGCCAAGCTCGCGGTGGCGATTGAGGGTGGCTCGCTCACGTACAACAGTGCTGAGGGCGCGAATTTGGCCGTCGTCCGTGATATGCTGATGGGCTATCTCTCTCCGATTGAGGACGCTCTCACGTGGCTGCTGCCACGCGGGCAGCATGCCCGCTTCAATCTTGACGCCCTCTTACGGCCTGATACGGCCAGTCGCTACCAGGCCCACGCCATCGCCCTGCAGGCGGGATTCCTGACGATTGACGAGGTCCGAGCGATTGAAGGCCTGCTACCACTAGCAAAGGAAAACTCTGATGACGATACAGACGCGTGAAGCGACCCTCCAGGTCCGCTCCGTAGACGAGGGGACCCGCTCTTTCACCGCGATCGGTGTCCCCTATGGCCAGATCTATGATCTGGGCTACTACCGTGAGCGATTCGAGCTGGGCAGCGTGGACGCTGCCGACGCCGTGCTGGTCTACCAGCATGCCGAACCCATCGGCTCGATCACTGCGACGAGGGAGACGGACGCTGGCCTGGAGGTCGACGCTCGCATCTCCGAGACCAGTCGTGGGGACGAGGTGTACACCCTCATCAAGGATGGTGTCCTCAAGAGCATGAGCATTGGCTTTGAGCTGCTTGACAGCCGCGAAGATGTGGTAGACGGCCAGCCTGTCAACACGGTCACGAAGGCGCGGGCGATTGAGTTTTCGGTCGTCCTCAACCCGGCCTACTCTGATGCGAAGATTAACGAAGTGCGAAGCACTGACAACAACAAGGAGACCCGTATGTCCGAGATCGCCGACCTCCAGGCACAGATCACCGACCTGGAGCGCCGCCTGTCAACCGCCCCCATGGCCGCACCCACCCCCGCAAAGCCTGACGTTCGTAGTGTGGGTGAGTACCTGCAGGCCCTCGCCTCGGGTGATACGGCGGCCCCCCACCCGCGCACCCGCGCAACCACCCACCACCCACCAACC